CTGCCTTGCGACGTCGCCCGGCAGCGCGTCCCTGCCGCGTAGGCGAGCCCGGGCTGCGTGACGAACGTCTGCGGCCCCGTGCCGATCGCGAGCGCCGTCGCGCTCGTCGCCGCATAGCCCGGCCCAGGCGGCCCGAGCGCGCCTTGCGGACCTTGCGCCCCTGGCGGCCCGAGCAACCCTTGCGCCCCCGGCGGCCCTGCAGGGCCTTGCGGCCCCGGCGGCCCGTCAGCACCCGCGGGCCCTGGCGGTCCTGCCGGCCCGACTTGCGGAACGATGAGGCTCGGTCCTCCCGGTGCTGGCGCCACGTTGGGCGTCATGTTCATCCGGTTGGTCCCGTTGTTCAGGTAGAATTGCTGGGTCATCGCGTCGTTCCCTCGACCACGACTGCCTGCGCGTCGATCATGCGTTCCTGGTAGCCGTTCGGCATGAGCCGCACGAGGTCGGCGAAATAGGTCCCGGCCGCCAGGCGCGCCAAGTGGGCGCGGTCAATTGTGACCGTGAACTTGCCGTTGACCATGTCGTTGAAAGTGATCCCGTGGTCCGGTGAGAACACCGAAACCAGCGCCTCGTGGTCGGTTTCCCGAATTCTGATTTCGAGTTTCAGCAAGGACCCGGTGAGATCGATCGGAACAACAGTGACGCCGTCGGCGGCGAGGGTGCCGTAGATGAACGGCACGATCCAATCGTCGTTGAGCGCGATGTTCATCACGCCTTCATAGTAGGCCGGCCCGGCCATCTCACTTTTTCCTCAAGGTCGCGAACTTCGCCTCGACGTCTTCATAGGTGAGCAACGTCGGCGTGGCCGAGGTCAGGTCGACGATGCATTGTGCTTCGATCGCGCGGCCGTTCTGGATGGCTGCGGTGATCTGGTTGTTCATCGCGATCGCGTCCTTGGCCGTGATCGGATACGCAGCGCCGTCCTGGGTGAAGCTTATTGGCGTGTTCGGATTGACGCCCGCGGCGTATTGCGCGAGCGCGCTGATGAGCGTCTGGCTGACGCGGTCCGTGTTGACCGGGATGTTGTTGAAGACGAGCCCGCCGGTCGACGTTTCCCACCGCTGCTGGGAAGCGAAGCCGATCAGTATCTGCGGCGTCTCTGCCGGCTGCGCGAACGGCCGCGTGTCCGGGCCGCTGTCCGGCGGCGGCCCGAACTTGGGCAGTGTCCTGATGTCCTGGTCGTAGGGGATGACGCGGACGCCGTCACCGTAGGCCGAGCCGGCGACCTGCTGGGCGCTGTCGTGCCACGCGACCACGGCGCCGTGGACGCAATAGAGAAGCTGCATCGCCGCTATCCAATCAAGGAGTTGCCGTTGCCAATCGTGTTCCATGCCGGCGAGCATTTGGTGCTCACGTTCACGTCGGTGCAGGCGACAATCCCTCCCCACGAGGCGTTGATGCTGCCGCCGACGTTGGCGTTGCCACCGGCGCCGCAATCGAGGTTGAGGAGCATGTGAGTTCCCATCACGTTGATGCCGTAGCCGCCGTTTTTGTAAAAATGAGCCGGGCCGTAAGCTGTGCCGCCCATGAGCGGTCCATTGCAGAAGAAGCCGCTTGACTCGACAAGGCTGAGACCATCGCTCCCGTTCGAACAACAGAACAAGCCGCCGTCCAATTGAGCGCCGCAGCCCGGATTGATCCTCATGCCGAACTGGTTGTTGCCGAGGCAGATCACGTTGCCGAACGTCGTGAAAAAGCTCTGGTCGGAGATCAGGAAACCCCAATTGCAGCCGATCGTGACGACCGGCGCCCACAAGTTCTGAGCATACCCCGCGCCCTGCATCTCGATAGATGCGCCGGCGTCGAGCGCCACGCCCTGGGCGCCGAACTGCGCGAAAGCTATTCCCGAGATCGTCGGGTTTCCGGCCAGCAGCGTCCCGTTGCAATATCCTTGGCAGCTTGCCATCAGTCCCGAGCAGTTGCCGGCGTCGCCAGTGAACAGGATCGCATCCAAATGCATCAGCATGACGCCCTGGATCAAAAGGCCGCTTGCATTGCCGGAAGCCAGCGGCTGGATGCTCTGGAACGCCAGCTCGGTCGCAAAGCACGAGCGAAGGATCGCGAGGTTCGTCGTGAGGTCGGCCGCGCGCTGCGCCGAGGATGATCCGTTCGACGCATAACCGCTGTCATCGAGCGGCAGCGGCTTGAGCATCTTGGCACCGACGATCGAGATGCGGTCGTTGTTCGGATGGTTGATGACGATGGTCTGCGTATAGGTGAACTTCTGCGCCGAGCCGCTCGACGCGCCTGCCAATTGCAAGATGACGTGGCCAGTCGGCGTGATCTTGTACTTTCCGAGGTCGGCGAACGCCGTGATCAAATCGGGATAATAGGCACCGGGGCCGTGCACCGTGAACGTGACCGTGGTGCTGATGATGTATTGCCATGACCGGATGAAGCCCTCGATCGCCTTGCGCAACTGCGTGAGGTCAGCGTTCGCCGGCAACGCGCACGCCGTCCCGCTGAAGTCGCTGTAGCCGCGGACATTGGCCCGCGTGATGACCTCGACGACCTCGCGCTGATCGAACTCGACGCCGGCCGCGGGGACGATCGATCCTTGGATGCCCGCGCCGGGGTTGCCGTCGACGTAGGGCGCGTTGGGATTGCCGGGCTGGTCGGCAGGTTGGTTGTATTGCATGGCCGTTGCCTTAGAAGATTTGGACCTCGTCCCATTCGACCGTGGCGGTGAATTGCCAAGTGCTGTTGGTCTGCGGGACCGTTGCGTTGATGACGAAACCCTCGTTCGCCGCGAGATAAAGCGGGTGCTCGCCTTGGAGCTTCTCGAACAGGATGATCGGCTCGTCGGGGAACATCGTGCTGTTGACGGTCGGCGCGACGACCGTGCGCGTGTCGAGCGGGGCCGCGTCGAGCGTCCGCGTCCCCGGCGCGAGCGCCGCGGTGTTGGCCCACTCGATAGCCGCGGCCGACGCCGCCATGCTTGTGCGTAATTGGTTATTGTCGCCCCCGAGGTTGGCCGGCGTCCCGCCGCTGTCTCCGGCGGTGAAGTTGCGGGCAACGACGAAGTCGAAGCTGGCGAGGCCGCCGGAAAATGCCGTGAGGGTCCACGGCACGAGCTTGACGCGCCGGACCAGCGCAGTCATTCCCGCCGGCGTCCAGCGGAAGGAATAGATCGGCGATGCCGGGGCGAAGGTCTGCGCCGGGATGATGCCGCTCTTCGCGCACAGTTGAAACACGCCGCCGGCGCCGTAATCCAGCGGATAGAGCGAGGACAGGATCATCGACCGTTGGACGCTGCCGTCGCTCAGCGGGGAGATGTCCCGCATGCGCAGCGTGAACACGTTGCCGAGCCCGTCCTTGATCTGCTTGTTGTCGGCCATTTCTACATTATCCCGAGCGCGAGGTATTGCGCGTCAAACGGCTGCGTGAAGTCGAGCGCCTCGTTCGGCGAGTAGTCGTAGACAATTTTGGTGTGCGCGGGCGCCCAGCGGTTGAAGATGCATTCCAAGTCCGAAGCCACCTCGAACGCCATCAGCCTATCGACGCCGCACTGGCTGCTGTTGACGTGGAAATAAGTGATCTTCAGCGTGCTGACGTGGATGGTCCAATAGAACCGCGTCTCGGGAGCGCCGAGCGTCCAATAGTAGTGCGTCGGATCGTCGGGATTGAATATCCCGCGCGTGTCGCCACAACGCGAGACGCCGCACATATAAGGCGAATATTCCGTGATCTGGATATTCGGGTAACCGACGTCTGCCGCGACTTGGTAGAAGAACGCCCTCGATTGCGCGCCGAGCAGCGTCATCTTGGCGACGAGAAGAGCGCGCCGCTCGGCGAGCGCCGTCGGCGGGTCGCTCACGCATGGATCAGGCAGTCCCCAATTGCGCTCCCAGTCTGGCAACAGCTCGACCGTCCGGCGCGGATCGGACTCCGTCTCCAAGAGATCGGCGGCGCGTCCGTCAACATAGCCGAAGAAATAGGCGAGGCCACTGCAGGCCTCGACCAGGACCGAGCCCAGCTCGCGCGTCCACGCCTGGCCATGCGGCAGGTGGTCGAGGAACGATTGCGCATAATCGCTGCCGGAGCGTCGGATATGCCGGTCGACCATTTTCAACCATACGTTATGTCACCCAGGACCGGCATATATCCGGGACTCGGCATTGCAACGTCGCTTGCGACAAGGTCATAAGTATTGACGCCGGCGGCCCCCATCACGCCCTCGTCGCTCCATGCGCGGTACCAGAACTGGCCCGGTTGCGAGCGGATTAAGAACTCGTTGAGTAAGCTCTGGGTAATGGCGCCGCGGGTCGCAGCCGTCTCGGGGTCGATGTAGACCAGGCGTAGATTGATCGGATAGGGAATTGGCGCCTCGACGAAGAAATCTTTGACCGCAACCGGCCGCACCGTGTCGAGGTAAGCCTGCAGCGCGTCGACGTCGTCGGGGAGCGGAAAGCCGCCGTAAGCCGCGCGCAGATCATCCATCATGAAGCGCAAGGTCACGGTCCCCATGCCCATTTCGAGCGGCGAGCACCATGCGCGCGTGACGCCGGGATAGGACAGTGCCCATTGAACATAGTCGTCCGCGTCGCCTCCCATCGGCGGCTCGCGGATGCGCGCGAGCAGACGCGCCCGCAGCTCATCATCGGTCTCGGTATCGGTGCCGCCCGTGAGCGTATCGACTGTCACGCTGCTGATGCCGGGGATCGACGTCGACAGCCCGAGGAAAGTCCCCTGGTCGAGATTGCCGGCACTGCCCGGCGTCAGCGCGATGACCGGCGCCGGCGAAGCCTCGCCTGCAAGTCCCGCCGTGATGTCCGCGGTGGTTTCGTATGAGGCCACGTTGCTGTAGTTCAACGTGGTGAATGCCGGCACGAAGACGTTGTCAATCGTGCCGACGAAGTCAACCGTTCCCTGCGCCGGCGTCGCAAGCTTCCGCCCCGTCGAGCCGTCGGCGTTGACGAGCCAAATCTTGGCGTGCCGGTCCAGCCACTCGGCCTCGGCAGTGTCCGGCAGAAGCTGCTTCGCGAGCCAGTCGATGTATTGCAGGGCCAGGTGGCAGAGTGCGCCCGTCACGTCCGAGACGATGCGCAACACGCTGTTCGGGATCAGCGCATCAGCCCCAGGCAAGCTTCCCTGCACGGCGTCCCGCACGAGCGAGCGAACCTGTTTAAGCGTCGGAGTGGTCCAAGGCATTTATCGCCTGTGCGCGATAAGTCTCTGCTGGCTGACCTGTTGCGGCGGCACGCTCGCGGTCACTGCGCCTGTTATCTCGTCCCAAAGGACCTGGTACATCAGGTCGACCGCCAGCTCGGGGCCGCGGTAGAGCCTCACCCTTGCATCGATGCGCTCGATGCCGACGCGCGCGGCCCTCACATCGAAGCTTGATACTATTTTCAAATCCACGAACGGCTGCAGCGCCTCGCGGATGTACTGCTCGACCAGCGTCACGGTCGCGCCGCCGATGGCCTCGGGCCCGGTGATCTTGGATCGTCTGAGCAGCCACAACCGGCAGCCGATCGGCCAGCCGCCCCATATCTCCTCGGCGTCGAGGTCGCCCCACCAGCCTTGGCGGTCGGTCGAGTCCGGATCCGGCAGGACGTCGCTCCCGAGCGCCAGGCGGTTCGTGCCGAGCGCGACGATGACCGCCGTCGCGAGCGCCTGCGTCTGGTCGAGCGAGCCATCGCCGAGCAACACCCAATCGATCGCGAACGACGTGGGGAAATCGGTGTATTGGACGAGGCGAATATCAGGCATGGGAGCGCATGGCTTCCAGAGCGGCGAGGCGCGTGCTTAGCTCCTTTACGGCATTGACCAGCGCGTAGACCAGCGGACTCGTGTTCAATGTCCGCATGTCGTCGACGCGCAGGTCATCAATAATGCCCTCGCGGCGGCCAACCATTTCCGGCATCACGTCTTCGACGTCCTGCGCGACGAAACCGACGTGTTCCCCTTCCGGGTGAGAGAAAGGAATGTCGCTGTCGATGTTGCGCTCATTGTTTTTATATCTGTAAATGATTGGCTTGAGTCTGCTAACTTCGTTCAAACCCACGCGATACTCGCGAACGACGTCCTTCACTCGAATATCGGACGAGCTGTTGTTCCATGACCCGCCGCCGGGACAGTACGGCGCGCCGGCTATCTGAAATTTCGACGTGCTGCGCGTGATGACGATGACGTTGGCTAATCCAGCGGCGGCGTCGGTATAGGAGGTCAACGCCCAGTCGCTGCCGTTGTTGCTGCCGGTCTCAGCGCCCGAGGTCCCCATCTGCAAATTCCAACGGATGCTCCCATTGGTGTTGCCGCATATCTGGCGCGGGGTCACCGCCGGGCAGTCAATCTGAAGGCTGGGATAGTTGGCGTTCAATATGTAGACGTTCTGGCGGAAGGTCGTCATCCCTGACGATCTAGTAATCTGCATCGGGCTATCGATGAATGCGCCCGCATCACTGTAGCGGGAGATGTAAAAATCGCTCCCAACATTGCTTCCAGTCTCAGCTACGTTGCTGCCAAGGTCCAACAACCATCTCGTCTGACCATTCACACAGCCCTGGATCTGCGCTTGCCCCGAAGTCGCGTTCGGCTTGTTCACTGTGATGGTAGGATAATTCCCGGTCACAATCATTCCACCGCCAGAGACATTATTGACAGTCACTCCACCGGCATTGTTGATCGTCAGGGCACCCGTCATCGTGCCGCCCGCGAGCGGCAACAGCGACGTGTCGGTCGGATGCACGTGATCGGCGCGGGCATAGGTCGTGCCGACACCGACCGCAGCCGTCCCGTCCATAGCGGGTGTCGTCGAGGACGGCGCCGGGACCGCGGCATTCGAGATCGCGGTGCTGACAAACTGACAGGTCGCAAGTTGCCCCGTAGCTGTGCCCGCTACGGCCGTAGGAGCGCCAGGGGTGCCGGTAAACGTCGGGCTGGCCAGGGGAGCGCCGCCCAGATTTGTCAGCGCCTGCGAGGCCGTCGTCGCGTTGGTGCCGCCATTGGCGATCAATACCGGGATCGACAGAGCCACCGTGACCGTTCCGCTCGTGCCACCGCCGGTCAGTCCCGCGCCTGCCGTGACGCCTGTGATCGGTCCGCCGCCGCCGGCAGCAACGCGGCCCCATGCACCGTTGATCCGACCCCAGATGTTTCCATCGCTCGGAGCATCTCCGACATAGATGAGACTATCAGTCCCCAGCGTGGCCATGTTGGCCGCGTTGACGCTGACCGCGGTCGGACCAGGGAGGCCGGCTGGTCCAGTAGCGCCGGTTGCGCCTGTATTACCGGGAGGGCCTTGTGCGCCTGTCGGGCCCGCGGGGCCGGTGGCGCCCGTCGCGCCTGGCGGCCCCTGCAATCCGGTGGCGCCTGTATCGCCCTTCGGTCCCTGCGCACCGGTTGCGCCCGTTGCGCCCGCTGGTCCGGCAGGACCTTGCGGTCCCGTCGCGCCCGGCGGTCCTTGCGGCCCTGCCGGCCCCGGCGGCCCTGCGGTGATCGAGGCCGTCAGGTTGCCATTGCTGTCGAGCATCAGCGGCGAGGCGATGTTGAGCCCGAGCATCCCGCTGATCGCATTCGTCGACAGCGGCAGGCTGTGCAGCAGCGACATGACGCCGTTTTGAAGCTGCAAGGGCGGCGATGCGCTGCTGACGCCTCCGCCGCCACCGCCGCCTCCTCCGCCGCCCTTCAGGCCGAAAACGTTTTGCGCGATCGAGCCGTCCTCGAGCATGACGCGAAGGAACTGCCCGGCATCCTTCTTGGCCCCGAGGTAGACGTTCTCATCGTTGTTGATCTCGATGCCCTTGCTCTGGTCCTGCAGGAGGAACTGGTGGGCCTTGTTGACGAGCTGCGTCATCGAGCCGTTCAGCTCGAAGAACTGCTTGCTGTCCTGCTTGTAGACCGGCTGCTGGCCACCCTGAGTGCCGCTCCCCTGCGTGCCGCCCCCGCCCGCCGAGCCGCCGCTTGCGTCGCGCGCTTGCGCGCTGCCGCCCTGCTGCTGCTGGCCCTGGATGAGCTGCATCCGCAGCTTCTTGCTGTCGGGGCTCGACCAGAACCCGCCGCTTGACGTCAGGTGGAGCTGAAGATTGTCCTGCGCCGTACGGAACATCGCGACGTCGCCCTGGTCGAGCCCCTTCAGCCGGTGCCGCCTGTCGTCGATGATGCCGGCGACCGGGAACGAACGCGACCCGCCGATGAAGCTCGTGAAGTGCTCAGCCGAGCCGGTGATGTTTCCCGTTCCGTCCATGTCGGGCGGCATGTTGACGGACGTGAAGCCGTAGTTTTGCGGCGCCTCGATCCCGCTGCGCTTTTCGCCCTTGAGGAAGTGCCCCGTCACCTCCTGCATCAGCTTGGTATCGTCCACGGCGCCGACGACGCCGCGCGCGCCGCCGGCCGAGTAAGCGCGGAAAGACGTGTTCAGCGGCGTGGCTCGATGCACAGCGGTTACCTGCGGGGATAAGGCCAACGCGCCTGCATTTGCGGAGCTGGCGTTTGCGGTGGGCGGCGTCTGCGGCGGCGCGGTCGTTGGAGCCGGCGGCTCGGAATGCGGCTGGGGGCTCTCCGGCGGCGCGGCGGGATTGGCGGGAAAATTGATGCCCGGCGGTATTTGATCCCGCAACAGCCACGGGATCACCAGGTCGAGCGTCGTCAGCGTGCCGCGCTGGTCCTGCGTGAACGTCACGGTACGGATCGCCATCACCTGGTCGAGGATTGCCATCGGCGAGTTGACGAACACGTTGTCCCCGGCGCGCCACAGCGTCTTTGTGCTTGGCACCATCCAGCCCTGCACGACGATGGTCGCCTGCACCGCGGTGCCCTCGGACCACACCGCCTCGTTCTGCGCCATCTCCTGCAGTTCGCCCGGGTCGTAGACAGGCACGACGCTGGGCGTGAGATAGTTGCTCGTCGGCGGCCCGGTGCCGTCGGCCTCGGCCTGCTGCTCGCTCGCGGCCGTCCCGTGCTGCTCGTCGGTCCCGACCGAGGAGTTGGCGACCTCGTAGAGAGCCGCCAGGTTCTCGACTGAGATCACGCATTGGCAGCTCTCAATGTTCACGCCCTCGACGAGGTTCGCGACGATCGGCTTGATGTGGTTGCCGATCAGCAGGACGTTGCTTAGGTGGTCGCTGCCCAGCACGATGCCGCGTGCCCGGGCGATCTTTTCGAGGAAGTCCCAATTCGTCTCGCCCTTCTCGTTCTGCAGGTTGTGAAAGACGCGCGGGTTGAGCGTGCCGACAGTGGCGATGCCGATGCCCTCATATTTTGCGAGGACCTTGCGGGCGACCTCCTCGAACGTCATGCCATCGAAGTTGCCGTCTGGCACGTCGACGCTTGACTTCATGGCAAAGTAGGTCATCGCCTTGCCGATCAACTCGACGCCATGCTGGTTGGCGTCGTAGGAGACCTGGCGCGTGACGATGATGCCGTTCTGCAGCGCCACCTGGCCGCCGAGCGTGATATTGACGCGGTCGCCGGGCCGGAATTGGAGCCTGTCCCACAGTTGCGGGATGGGCTCGCGCTCGACGGCGGTGAAGCGGAAGATCGGCGTCGACTCCGCCCACCGGTGCTGGACGTAGACCGTCTCCCAGTCTTCGAAAACCCCTTGATTGGTGATGATCACGGCGAGCGTTAGCGGATCGGGACGCGCAAGCATGGGATCACTGCGAGAGCGCGCGCCCCAGAGGCAGCATGAAGGCGGGATGTACCACGCCGTTCTCGTCGCGCAGCTCGTCGGCGCGGCCGGCGTCGGCATAGAGCTTATATGCCGCAACGAGCGTCGACAGCGGTGCGGCGAATTGGAAATTGAGCATCCGCGGCAACGGCATCGCGGTCTGCGTCAGATGATGGTTTATCGCCGCGTGGCATGCGACGAGTGTCTGGTAGCCCGCCTGGTCCATCGCGTCGGCGATAGTTTCCTCCATCGGTGCGAAAGCCGCATTAACCGTCAGCCGCATTGCCTCGACATCATCACGGCTCACGAACGCCATGGCGGCGATGATCATGGCCTCGGTGGCGAGCGCGTAGAGGACGAGCGCATCGCGGATAAGAACGGCGCCGATCGAGACCGCGCGCTGGGCCGCGGCAACGCCGCGGACGTAGTCCATCTCGGGAAACGTGATGCCGTTGGCTTGTGCCAACCGGAAAATGTTTTCCAGGTACGGACCGGCGGCGTCGGCCATCAGGACGCTTTGCATGTTGACGCGGAACAGCGACACGGCCGTCCGCACCGCAGATGCGCCGGGCCCACTGATCGAGCCCTGCGCGAGAAGCTCTTTCAGCACCGTGCTGCAGATTTTTGCGGCCTCTGCCGCGTCTGCCTTATACATCTCAAGGCGCCGTCTGCGGACCGGCCGTAACGGTATCCGTCACCCATTTCAGGGTATCATCGGCCTGCTGCGCGAGCTGCGCGGCGGTCGCGGCCGTCGGCACGCTCGCCGGCTTGCCGAACTCGACGAACGTCATGTCGAAGACGCAATAGCCTCCGAACCGCTGCTCCTCGGCCATCCGGTACTGCGTGCACACGACGCTGATCGTCAGCGGCGGACCAGGGCCGCCGCGCGCCGAGTTGGGGAGCTGCAGAACGCCGTCCCCGCCCGCGTCGAGGCGCTGCTGCAGCGCGTCGCGCGAGAGCCGATAGTCGCGCATGTAGAGCGACGCGTTCGGGGAGTCGGCTGGCCCCGCGTCGAACATGAACTGGATACAGTAGCCGCGGACCACAAACTCGGTCGCGCGCCGGCCCATGTCCTCAGCGTAGGGAAACTCTCGTTTCGGGAACTGATGGAGCGCGATGCGCCGGCCGCCGGCCTGGCTGCCGGCCTCGACGTGGAACCCGACGCCGTCGAACATCGCCGGCAGGAGTGCGTCGCGCCACGGGTTGTGGATGTCGCGGATGTTGCTCAAGGCGCTACGCCGCGTTGAACTCGGCGCCGCCCGCCACGTGCGGCCCCTGCGCGGCGTGCGCCATCTGCGTCTGCCGCGTCATGGCGATCGGTTTGAACAGGCCGGCGCTCTTGCCGGTGACGCTGGTCCCGGGCGGCGCCGACACGTTGACGTCGATCGAGGCCGAGCCCTCGACTTTGTGGGTGACGGGCGACAGCGCCTTGCGGTTCAGCGCCTCGCGGCCGAGCGTCCCGCCGCCGCCGTACTCGAAGTGGCCGAGGTCGCCGAAGCGCTCGCCGCCGTAGATGTGCCACCGCTTCTCGGCCGCCTCGAACTCGTCGCGGTGCTGTTGGACCCACCGCGCGAAGTCGGCCGGTATCTCGCGCGTCGGCCTGTCGATGGTGCCGCCGAACCCCGTCTCCGCAACGTCGATCGCGCCGCCGTAGGCGTGCTCCGAGAGGGTCGAGCCGCCGCGCTTGAGCCGGTAGTTCCAGCCGCCGGACGACGTCAGGTGCGGCGCGCCCTTCTCCTGCAGCTCGCTCAAGAAGCCCTGCAAATAGGGCGCCGCTTCCCGGTTGACCTTCCAGCTTTGGCTGCCGACGCCGATCGTGGTAAGCCGCGGGTCGCTGCCCGAAGTGATCGGCGCGGCCCCTATCTTCTCGAAATAGTTGGCGACCGGCGCGCGGCCCTCGCCGCCCCATCCGCCAGTCGCGCCGGCGCCCCCGCCGACCGCGATCTTCCCTGCCTGGGTCAGATAAGCGGCGCCGCGCTCGGGGTGGCTTCCGATCGTTGAGAACCGGCGCCCCAATATCCCGCGGCGGAGGCCTCCTGTGGATGCATTGGCATCGCGGACGAAGGCCCTGACCGAGTTGTCGACGCTCCAGGCGTTCCCGTACGCCTGGCCGTGGGAGTATTGGAAAATGCCGTGTGACCCGCCAGGGTCCCCAGCGGAGCCCTTGGCGTTCGGATCGAAGCCCGACTCCGCGTGGGCGACCGAGACGCCGAACCGCGCCCACTCTTCCGGCGTGCCCTTCGTGATGCCGAACTGCGCCGCGTCGGGCGGGCCCCCCTTCGGCGGGTTCTTCTGAAACTCGGCGAGGAGCTTCTGATAGAGCGCCCCGCCGCGGCCGCTCTTGTCTGCGGAATAATCGCCCGGCTCTGCCATGGGTCCGGGTTTGAGCGTGCCAGGAATGCTCGGCGAGCCGAGCGGCCCCGTGAGCCCGGGCGCGTGCGAAATGCCGGACGGCACCGGCGGGACGCCCGGGCCGATGCCCGTGCCCCCGCCGCCGAACATGCGCCGAACGACTGAGCCGAAGCCGCCGCCGGGCGAGCCAGGAGCCCCACCAGGCGCCGGGGCGCCGGGGGCGCCCTCGCCGCCGGGCGCGCCACCGGCCTCCCCAGCGCCGCCTGGGACCCCTCCGCCTGCTGCGCCCGTGAGGCCGTACCGCGGCATCGCCGCCACGCCGGGTCCGCCCGTCATGCCTTCCAGCCAATCGTTGAGCCGCTTCAGCTCCGCGGTGTTGTCGAAGAGCAGCTTGCTGCGCTCGTCCGCCTCGCCGCGGCGGTCCTCGATATTCGTGGACATCGGGCCGCCCATTATGTCCGCCCACGCGCCGTAATGCGACGTGTCCCAGTCGCCGCCGGCGAGCCGGAGCGCCTTGCCCTTCCACTGCTCGCGCTGCATCTGCGCCGGCGTCTTGAAGGCCGGCGACTGCTGCGGGGCCGGCGGGACCGCGGCCGGCGCCTCGTCGAGCAGGTGCACGCCGGGCTTCGCGTCCGCGGGCATCGGCGTGCCGCCGAGCGGGGAGAAGATGCGCGGCGCCTTGGCCGCCTCGTCGATCTTGCGTTGCGCCTCCTCCTTCATCTTCGCCGCCTCTTCGGCGTTGGCGCCGATGTATTCCTCGAGCGGGGGCAACCCTTCCGGGGCTTTCTGCCCCCACGGTATGGTCGGCAGCTTCGCCAGCTCCTGCGCGGCCTTGTAGGTCTCCAGCGCGATGAGGGCGCTGCTGCCCAAACGATTCGCGCCAGCGAG